CGGAACTAGCGGATTAAGTGGTACTTCAGGTGAAAGTGGCACTTCGGGTGAAAGCGGAACTTCGGGTGAGAATGGAACTTCAGGTGAGAATGGAACTTCAGGTGAGAGCGGAACTTCAGGTGAGAATGGTTCATCAGGTTCAAGTGGAACAAGTGGAGCGGATGGTTTAAGTTGTTTAAGTTATACTGTAACCTATCAAGTAGGTGGCGGTGATTTATATTTTGATTACAATGATTGCTCGGGTGCTTTAGTAAGTGTGGGGCCTGTAACAGGTGGTTCTTTAACATTTTGTGCGCTTAGTTTCGGGAGTGCTCCCAGCATAGTTATAATTTCGGGTAATGCTACGATTTTAAGTAACGGAGTTTGCGTAGGCACAAGTGGAACAAGTGGTACGTCTGGTTCATCAGGTTCATCTGGAACTAGTGGAACATCTGGCTCTTCAGGAATCTCAGGCTCATCAGGAACAAGTGGAACGTCAGGTTCCTCTGGTACATCAGGTAGTTCAGGAACAAGTGGTTCGAGTGGTTCAAGTGGAACATCAGGTTCTGCGGGAACAAGTGGTCAAAGTGGAATTTCCGCTGGACAGGTATATTACTTCAATGAATCGCAAAATTCAGACGTTTCAGGGTATAAGGTTTTAGACTTATATTCGTCAACGGCAACAACACAAACAGTTACAACAAATTTAACAGGAAATCAACAAAATGTGATGGTTTCCGATTATATAACACCACAATTAGGGTTTTCAGTAATACCTGGTGGTGTTCAAAGATTTCATTTACATTACTTAAAACAAGCAAGTAATGACAATATTGGTGCTTATGTTGAAATACAATTGTCCGATTCTACGGGTACCCCTATAGGTCCGACAATAACATCTAATGTTGCGTTAATTGGTTGGGTTAGTTCAGTAATACCAGTTGAGGTAAATGTTGATATAGTATTACCAACAACAACTATTGACCCAACAAACAGAATGATTGTTAGGTTATATTTGAATAATAATACATCATCATCAAAATCGGTAGTATATTATACTGAAGGTAATTCATATTACTCATTTGTATTAACATCGGTTGGTGCAATTGCGGGTTCTTCAGGAACAAGTGGGTCATCAGGTATAAGTGGTTCATCAGGTAGTTCAGGAACAAGTGGTTCATCAGGAACATCGGGTTCTAGCGGAAGTTCAGGAACAAGTGGTTCATCAGGTTCTTCGGGTACTTCAGGTGTTAATGGTACATCAGGTTCTTCGGGAACTTCAGGAAATAGTGGAACATCAGGTGTTAGCGGGTCATCGGGTTCTTCGGGGACAAGTGGTTCTTCAGGTTCGTCAGGAACGAGCGGTAATAGTGGTTCTTCAGGTTCTTCAGGCACTAGCGGGTCATCAGGGTCATCGGGTACTAACGGAAGTTCAGGGACTAGCGGAACGTCAGGTTCTGCGGGTACATCAGGAACAAGAGGTTCTACTTGGTTTGAAGGTTCTGGAGCCCCTACATCTATCCCTGGCGCGTTAGATGGTGATTTATATTTAGATTTAATTACTGGAGATGTTTGGGTTTATGGGGGTTCATTTTGGGCGTTAATTGGTAATATAAAAGGTTCTAACGGTACTGCGGGAATTTCAGGGACTAGTGGAATTTCAGGGACTAGTGGAATTTCAGGTTCAAGTGGTTCCTCAGGAACGAGTGGTACTTCAGGTACCGATGGGTTAACTTGTATACAATATACAATTACTAGCACTGATACTTTACCTATATTCGCTTCATGGGTGACTTGTTGTTTTGACCCCGTTGATAATATACCAATAAGCCCAGGTAATAGTCTTACATTTTGTGCACTTAAAGATACCGCAAGTGCTGGTGGGTCACATACAATAACAACCGACTGTGTTTGTCATGGAACATCAGGTGTTAGTGGTACATCAGGAATTAGTGGTTCAGGAGGCCCAAGTGGTACATCAGGAACAAGCGGTTCATCGGGTGTAAATGGAACCGTTCCATCAGTAGCATGGACACCTTATACACCAACATGGAATGCGTCGATAGCCAACCCAGCATTAGCCGATGGTGATATTCGGGGATGGTTTACAACAGTGGGTACTTCTTGTTTTTTTAGAGGTCAGTTGACTTTTGGTAATAATACCAATGGTGGAACAGGAGCTTGGTATTTTGGTTTACCTGTTAGTGCAATTGATGCCGATGGAGTCCAAGCCCCCGCATCATTATTAGATAATGGTAATGCGTGGTATTTAGGAACAATGAATGGCGCAAGACTTGGCAGTCTTATTGAGTCCGAAATACAATGGCAAGACAATACAGGTAAAGCGATAGGTATTGATAAGACCACTCCATTTACATGGGGTGCTGGTGATAGAGTATTATGGAATGGTACTTACGAAATTGCATAATAATACTTAAAAATAAATAACTTAGATAAACCCTCCACTTTTTCGGAGGGTTTTTTATTTTTAAAAGAAAATCTATCATGTCAACAATCTTTATACAAATAGCCTCTTATCGAGACCCTCAACTAACACCAACGTTAGAATCTATGATTGACAACGCTAAATACCCAAAAAATTTAAGAATAGGTATTTGTAGACAATATCATCCCGAAGATAAATTTGATATTTTAGAGAAATACAATAAAGACAAACGTTTTAGAGTTGTTGATGTATTGTATTCCGAATCTAAAGGAGTTTGTTGGGCTCGTAACCAAGTACAACAGTTATATAAAAATGAAGATTATACATTACAGATTGATTCTCACATGAGGTTTGAAAAAAATTGGGATGTTGAGTTTATTGAAATGATTAAACAACTTCAAGAAAAAGGATTTGAAAAGCCACTATTAACAGGTTACGTTTCTTCATTTGACCCCGACAACGACCCTAAAGGTAGAACTATGGTTCCATGGAGAATGTCATTTGACAGATTTATTCCCGAAGGTGCGGTATTCTTTTTACCTGAAACAATTCCTGGCTGGGAATCAATGACAGAACCTGTACCATCAAGATTTTATTCAGCACATTTTGCGTTTACCTTAGGTCAGTTTAGTACTGAGGTACAACATGACCCCGAGTTCTATTTCCACGGAGAGGAGATTTCAATTGCCGTTAGAGCATACACTCATGGGTATGATTTATTTCATCCTCACAAAGTTTTAATTTGGCATGAGTATACTCGTAAGGGTAGAACTAAACAATGGGACGACGATAAAGAGTGGGGTAAAAAAAATGAATTATCCCATAAGAAAAATCGTCAACTATTTGGTATGGATGGTGAAGAAGTTACCATGGACTTTAGTAGGTACGGTTTTGGGACTGAAAGAACTTTACGTGATTATGAAATATATTCAGGGCTTAAATTTTCAAATAGAGCAGTACAACAATATACCTTAGATAAAAAATATCCCCCCAACCCAACTATATATGAAACAGAAGATGAGTGGTTATTAAGTTTTGCAACTATCTTTAAACATTGTATTGATTTAAGTTTTAATCAAGTTCCTGAAAATGATTATGATTTTTGGGCAGTAATTTTTGAGGGTAGTGGTGGTAAGGAATTAATTAGAAAGGATGCGGATAAAAACGAGATTAATCGTTTAAAGTCTGACAAAGATGGTTACTGTAAAATTTGGAGAGAGTTCCAAACCGCCGAGAAACCAAATAAATGGATTGTATGGCCTCATAGTGAATCTAAAGGGTGGTGTGATAAAATAGAAGGTAATTTATGAGGTTAACGGTTGTAATATGCCATTTTAAGGAGAGTGTTGAATGGGTTAACCAATTAACTCATCAATATGTTATTTATAACAAAAACCCCGAAAACAATCATAGATTTGAAAACAATCTACCAAATGTTGGGTTTGACACAATTGTTTATTTAAAATACATAATTGATAATTATAATAATTTACCTGACTTTGTTTGTTTTTCACAAGATAACCCTTTTTATCATTGTGAGTCTTTTATAGAAAAGGTTAATAGTTTTGATTTTAAAACTGAATTTTTACCGTTGGGTAAAACCTACATTCGAGATAATAAAGATATATTAAATCAAACAATTAATTATGCTAAAAATACTGGTATATCATATACTGAACCAATTAAGTTTATTAATTCTGTACAGTCAATAGTATCAAAAGAGTTAATATTAAAAAATTCAATAGAGTTTTATGAAAGAGTTAAAAATACTTTATCTAAAACTGAAAAAATAAATCAAACCAATTATTTTGTGGAATATTTATGGCCGACAATCCTTAATTTTAATGATAAATTGGTTATTAGTGATAAAAATTGTTAATATGAAAAAAGCATTAGTAGGATTATCCAATAATGTTGGGGTAAACATTAATAAAATTAAAGTATGGTCAAAGAGCTTTAAAAAACATTCTGACGGTGACGTAATATTGCTTTGTGCGAATTCGACCGAACCAGAAATTAAACTGTGTGAGGAATTAGGTATAATTCCTATACCTGTCGTAGTTGACGATTTATGGTATATTAATAATAAAAGACTTAAAAATACCTTGGATTTTTTAAAAACAACTGATATCGAATTGTTTATAATAACGGACGTATTTGATGTTGTTTTTCAATCGGACCCATTTCTAAAGATGGATTTAAACTATGATATTTTTGTAGGGTCTGAGGGGTTAAAATTATCTCAGGAACCTTGGAATTCTGATGTAATAAAAAAAGTATTTCCTGATGAATTATTAAAATGTGTTAATGAGGACATCATTTGTTCAGGGGTTATTGGAGGTAAAAGAGATTCGTTAATTAAACTCTATGAGAGATTAGATTATATGTGTGAAAATAGTTTAAATGGTCACAATATAAAGGACCAAGCGGCTCTAATAATTATGGTTGTAAATAACGAGATTGATAATTTAAAAATATTTGAGGTTATTGATGGGTGGACATTACATTGTGCGGTTGGTGGGCCAACTCAGTTTTTTGAGAGTTGGGGTTTTAAAGACTCTCTAATTAAAAAGTATGGTGGTGTTGCATATATGAAGGATAATGAAGTTTTTACTCATACAAATTTAAAGTACGATATAGTACATCAATTTAATAGAGTCCCTGAATGGAACGGAAAATTAATTAATGAATATGAATAATATATACTGTGTTTGCACCACACCTCAAATATATAGTAGTTACGTCTCCTATTGGGAAAATTTCCCCACAGATACTCGAAAATTAGTTTGGGTTTCAGATATTACTAAAGACCCGTCATTTAATGTAGGATTTAAATATACCGAAAAAGAACTAAGAGATAATTTAAATTTTTATGGTAATGTTAGTAAAAAACATTTTTGGAATTCTCGTGGTGATAAAAACATTATTTGGTTTTATGCTCATTTTAGAATGTTGAATTTTTATTTAAAAAACCCTAATTACGATTATTATTGGTTTTTTGATGATGATGTTAAAATGGGTGATTGGGGTAAATTTTTTGAGGGTACCGATAATGATGATTCGGATTTTTTAGGGTATTTTATTTTTAAAAACAAAAATGTTGAGTCTCAAACTAATGTACCAAAAATGGATGATAAAACAAGTTCACGACATACTTGGTTTGATAGGTTCCCTGGTGACGGAGATAATATTGGGAGTGACACTAAAGAATTGTTTGGTTCATTTTTTCCTGTTAATCGTTTTTCTAATAATGCAATGAAAAAATTACTTGAGTTACACAATGAAGGATTACATGGGTATTCCGAGGGTTTTGTTCCAACAATGTTAAATAAGTACGGGTATAAATTAAGTTCATTAATTAATCCTGATAATACCTCCAGCTACTTTGATGTTAATCAAGTTAACATACAACATAAACATATTAAAATAACTTGGGAATGGATATAAATAACCCTGTAATAGTAATGGCTCTATACGATATTGGTAGAGAAAATTGGAACAATTTTAGAATGTCTTATCACACTTATGGATGGTGGATGAGAAATACATTATCATTAGATAGTAATATTGTGGTCTATACCGAATCTAAATTTATTAATGAGTTAATTAATTATCGAAAAGAATTTGACCCAAATTTAGAAAAAACAATTTTTATTAATCTACCGTTACAAGAACTACCAGTTTATCAAAAATATAACGAAACATTATCTAATTTAATGAATTCCCAAACTTTTAAAAGTAAAGTTAGTTTTCATGATGTTCCTGAAATGTGTCAACCATTATATAACATTATTATGTTTAACAAAGTATTTTTCCTTAAAGACACTATTGAAAAAAAATACTTTAATAATGATATGGTGGTGTGGGCAGATGCTGGCGGATTAAGAGAGGATGTTAAAAACTATAGAGGATTTAAATGGCCAAATTTAGAAAAAATTAAATCGTTAGATAACTCTAAAATAACATTTTTTAGTCATAACTCAGATTTTAATATTAAAGAAGAAGATAGAGAGTTCTATTCATTATCTCAAATTAGAAATATTCAAGGAACTGCATTTTTATTACCAAGTAATCTTATTAATAAATTTTCGGACATGGTTTTACAAACAATTGATGAAAGTATTAAGAATAATTATATAGGTAGTGATGAAAAAATATTCGATATTACTTACACTAAAGACAAAAACTTTTTTAATTTAATAAAATGTAGTTGGAGAGAATATTTTAATATACTCAAATAACGAATTACGTAGTATTTATTATAAAAAAAGAAATGGAATTCTTCATTAAAAAAAATGCGACGTTACCTGTACTTAAGTTACAAGTAGTTAAAGACGGTAGAAGTGATTACGATAGTTTTATGAAAACTATTGAACTCTCCGCTATATTCTTTTCGATGGTTGATTCCGACACAGGTATTCCTAAAATTAGTTCAAGACCCGCGGGTTTTGTTGAGAAAACATTCTTAGACCCTAATGCGGAACCTGAGTATTATATATACTATCAATTTACTTCCAAAGACACTAATAGAGTTGGTACATACGAAGGTCAATTTATGTTAAGGAATGATGACGGAGTTTTAATATTACCAATACGTGAAAAACTAAATATTAATATCCAAGATTCATTTATTGCCGACGACTTAGTTTACGATAGTTGTTATGTTTCAGAATTCCCTTGTTGTGTTAACGGTCCTTTTGTTTCCACAACAACAACCACACCTTGTCCAAGTTGTCCCCCATGTCCTGAACCAACACCAACCCCAAGTACTACAACAACTTCTACCTATAGACCAAGTACTACAACAACTTCAACATATGACCCAAGTACTACAACAACTTCTACCTATATCCCCTACACAACAACAACCACAATCTTTTAATTTACTTACAATCTATTATTATTTATATTTCTAATAACGTGTAGACTAATTCTCCGTGCAGTTATTTTGAAAATAAAACGTTTTTGTTTCGATATTGATGGAACAATCGCCGAACTTAAAAAGAATGGTGAAACATATAAAGATGTTTTACCTAAAGAAGGTTCTATAGAAACTTTACAAAAATTAAAGTCGGAAGGTCATTATATCATTTTAAGTACCGCAAGAAATATGGAAACATTTTCTGCGAATGTTGGTAAAATCACCGCAATACAAGGGCCTATTCTTTTTGAATGGTTAAATAAACACAATATTCCATATGATGAAATCTACTTTGGTAAACCAAGTGCGGATTATTATGTGGATGACAAAGCAATCAGATTAGACAAATGGGAAAACTTCGAATGGAACAACCTATAATTTTTAACGCAATCGAATGTAGAGAATGTAACATTCCAAAAGGGTGGGGTCATGAAATTATATTTGAAAATAACGAACTATATTGTGGTAAGTTATTAAAATTTAAACAAGGTGCCAAGTTCTCTATGCACTACCACATGATAAAAGACGAGACATGGTATGTCCAAGAAGGTGAATTTATTTACAGATGGATTAATACGGAAACCGCAGAAGTTAATGAACGAATATTAAAGGTTGGTGACACTGTTAGACAATATCCTGGTCAACCACATCAATTAGAAGCTCTAACGGATGGTGTTGTTTATGAAGTATCAACAGAACATTTTGATGAGGATTCTTATCGTGTTTGGAAAGGAGATTCACAGTCATGAGAATTTGGGTTAATGGGGTTTTTGATGTTTTACATATTGGTCATTTAAGACTTCTACAGTACGCCAAGTCTTTTGGTGACGTAAGAGTAGGAATTGATAAAGATAGTCGTGTTAAAGAGTTAAAAGGGGATGACAGACCGATTAACAATTGGTTTGATAGGATTGAAATGATGAGAGCAATTAAACATGTTGATAGTGTTGTTGGGTTCTCAACAGACGAAGAGTTACAAGAAGAAATTAAAAAATGGAACGCTGATATTATGATAATTGGTTCTGATTATAAAGATAAACCAGTTATTGGTTCCGAGTTAGTTAAAGAGGTTTTATTCTTTGACAAAATTAGTGACCACTCAACAACAAAAATAATTAATCATGGTTAATATATTAGTTGTTGGTGAAATATGTGAGGATATTTTTATTTATTGTGATATTAATCGTATATGTCCCGAAGCCCCTGTTCCGATATTAAAACCAATCAACGTGGTTAAGAATAGTGGGATGTCGGGTAACGTTGTTTCAAATTTAAAATCACTATCCAATAATTTAATTATCACTCATTTATGTCAAGACGAGGTTATAACTAAAACTCGTTACGTTGAAAAGAAAAGTAATCATATGTTTATCAGAGTTGATGAGGGAGAAGAAAACCTAACTCAGTTAAATTTAGACGATATCATTAATTTAGAAGAGTTTGACATTGTCGTTGTTAGTGATTATGATAAAGGATTTTTAACAAACGAAATGATTACATCTATTGGTAGAAATTCTAAACTATCTATTTTGGATTCTAAACGTAAATTAACTAATGAAATTATTGAATCGTTCACATTTGTGAAGCTAAACGAATCTGAATATAATCAAAATAATAGTTTGGATAAAAACAACATCATAATTACTTTGGGTAGTAAAGGTACTCAACATAATGATATTATTTACCCAAGCCCAAACCCACAAGAAACTATTGACGTTAGTGGGGCGGGGGATACCTTCACCTCATCTTTTATTTTAAAATATTTTGAAACCAAAAATATCTATCAGTCGATAGAGTTTGCAAACAAAATGTCGTCAATTGTAGTATCTAAAAGGGGGGTTACGACACCTAATTAATAAAAATAGTTTGACTTAAAAATATCATTATTCTATACTTATCGTTGTAAGGTAAATGTCACGCCGATGTGATAGCTAATACACCACACAAAAAGTAAAATATGATATCACAAGAAGAAATTAAGTCGTTCCTTGAGGGAAATGACCCAGAAGAACATATCGTAGCCATCGAGTTCGATTATGTAACAGATTCCATCTACAAAATTAAAGAAATCCCTGGTCAGGGTAAAATAATCAAAAAAGACACTTTCACGGCATTCGCTTGGGTTGGAGACTTAAGAGGTTTGAATTTCTATTCGTCTTCCAAGGACCAACAGAAAGCCGCGATGACCAAATACGGTATTGTTATCGATAAGTTAGAAACTGAGGGTAATGAAAGATTAGAACAAGGACTTAAGTTCATGGTTAAATCTTTAAAAGGATACCGAACATTAATACAATTTTTTAGGGACGGTGGGTTAGACCCATGGTCAGAACGAGCTAAGGATTTAATCTTAGTTCTTCCTCCTGTAGAACAATATCTAATCTCAAGGGAGAAGAGGTTATTCAAAGGGTATGAGGAATATAATGATATCACAAGACTCGGATTCGACTTAGAGACGACCGCTCTTGAACCTAAAGACGGTCGTATATTCATGATAGGAATCAAAACCAATAAAGGATTCCAAAAAGTTATTGAGTGTGCCGACGAGGACCAAGAAAGACGAGGCATTGTAGAATTTTTCAGAATTATAGACGAACTAAAACCATCAATTATTGGTGGGTATAACTCTTTTAACTTTGACTGGTTTTGGATATTCGAAAGATGTAAGTCTCTAAACTTAGATATTAAAAAGATATCAAAATCACTAAACCCTTCAAGACCAATCTCACAAAAGGATGGTATGTTAAAACTTGCCAATGAAGTCGAAAGATTCGTCCAAACAGGGTTATGGGGTTATAATATTATTGATATCATTCACTCTGTTCGTAGAGCCCAAGCGATTAATTCCAGCATTAAATCTGCTGGTTTGAAGTATATTACCCAATACATTAACGCAGAGGCCCCTGACCGAGTATACATTCCTCATGAAGAAATTGGTTCTATGTATGCTAATAAAGAAGAGTTTTGGTTAAACGTAACTAATGGAAAATATAAGAGAGCGGATAAACCTGAATTTGATAATTTAGACACTCGTTTTCCTGGTACCTACATTAAAGTTACGGGGGATAACATTGTTGAGCGTTATCTTGACGATGACTTAGAGGAAACGTTAACTGTCGATGACGAGTTCAATCAGGGAACGTTTCTATTGGCGTCAATGGTACCAACAACATATGAGAGAGTATCAACCATGGGTACCGCAACATTATGGAAAATGTTGATGCTAGCTTGGTCACACAAATACAAATTAGCAATACCAAAAAAACAAGAAAAAACAGAATTCGTGGGTGGGTTATCAAGACTACTTAAAGTCGGATACTCAAGAAACGTATTAAAACTTGACTATTCTTCGTTATACCCATCAATTCAGTTAGTACATGACGTATTCCCTGAGTGTGATGTTAAAGGGGCTATGAAGGGAATGTTATCTTATTTCCGTAATGCCCGTATCATGTACAAAAACTTGGCCTCTGAGTTCTATGATGTGGATAAGAAAAAATCATTATCTTATGACCGTAAACAATTACCTATTAAGATTTTCATTAACTCAATGTTTGGTGCGTTATCTGCACCTCAAGTGTTCGCATGGGGAGACATGTACATGGGAGAACAAATCACTTGTACAGGTAGACAGTACCTTCGCCAAATGATTAAGTTTTTTATGAAGAAAGGTTACACACCACTTGTAATGGACACGGATGGTGTCAACTTCTCTAAACCTGAAGGGTGGGAGAATAGACGTTACATCGGTAAAGGTCTTAATTGGAAGGTTAAAGAAGGTAAAGAATATGAGGGGGATGATGCCGACGTTGCGGAATTTAATGACTTATTCATGAGGGGTGAGATGGCGTTAGACACTGACGGTACTTGGCCATCTTGTATTAACTTAGCCCGTAAAAACTATGCAGTTATGGAGTCAAGTGGTAAAGTTAAATTAACGGGTAACACAATTAAATCTAAAAAATTACCACTGTATATTGAGGATTTCTTAGATAAAGGTGTTAAACAATTACTCGAGGGTAAAGGTCAAGAATTTGTTGAGTGGTACTACGAGTATGTGCAGAAAATATTTAATTTAGAAATTCCTTTAATGAAAATTGCTCAAAGAGCTAAAGTTAAATTATCGTTAGATGATTATAAAAAACGTTGTACTCAAAAAACTAAAGCGGGGTCACTAATGAGTAGAATGGCTCATATGGAATTAGCAATCAAACATAATCTAAATGTTCAGTTAGGGGATGTAATCTATTATGTTAATAACGGATTGAGAGCGTCTCATGGAGATGTTCAAAAAATTACTAAGACTAACTATACCAAAAAGGAGTTAGATTTATTTACCCAAGAAAATGGTAAAGAACCTGAAGACAAAAGTACCTCAACAATACAACTTAATTGTTATATGTTAGAACCAAATGAGATTGAAAATAACCCAAACCTGAAAGGTGAATATAACATACAAAGAGCAATTACCACTTTTAATAAAAGAATCGCACCACTATTAGTCGTGTTTAAAGAAGAAGTTAGAGATGGATTAATTGTTAATAACCCTGAAGAACGTGGATTCTTTACTAAGGACCAATGTGAATTAATTAATGGGGTACCATTTAAAGAGGGTGACCAAGATACTTTAGAGGAAGTATTAACTTTGTCTGATGGTGAAGTTAAATACTGGGATAAAAGAGGAATGAGTCCTGAGTATATCTATGAACTAGCGTCCGAAGGGTGGGAAGAGTTTATTAATTAACCCAACTTCAACCCATCAGATGAAATGATATACCATACATCATCCATCATAAGAAATTCAACACAAGCCCCTTTATCGATTAAAATTTCATCATAGTACTCATCAATCTTATTTTTAATAGGAACGATGAGTACTTTTGTTAATGCTTTAATAACAATATATTCTGTTGTATCTGAGTTTAAAGTTATTTTTGATTGCTCAACATCTTTAACTAATATAAACTCTTCTCCATTAGTAATGTAGTTAGGTTCTTTAACGACTAATCTAAGGTCGGGTTTTTGAGACAATTTAACTGCTTGGAGGGTTTGGGCATCCTTATCCCCAATAAATATTTTGTCACCAATTTGTTTTCTACCAAAGTTTTTTCTCATTGTCATATTATATTACGTAGATTTGTCTTGGCATCGCTCTAAACTTAAGTGATTTATTTAGATTCTCGGCCAACAGAGCTTCACGCTCCATTACTTTATCAGGTTTTAATCTTGCTAAAGTACCTTCAGTACCAACTAATTCCTCAACTAATTTAAGTTTTTCATCTTTACCTTCAGTCAATAAACTAGTGTAATCCATAGTTAACTCACTATCAGGGGTCTTAATGTTACCACTAAATTTACCTCTAACTCTACCTAAAGTTTCTTTACATGTTGCAATAAAATATCTTCTAACCCATTGTTGTGCGGGATTATTTAGGTCAGTCCATGAAAATTTATCTAATGGAACATCTGAAGGCATCTTAATAATGTCGGGATTATTTTTTAAACATTTGTCTCTATCTTCAGGACCAACATCATAGTACCAATACCAAACTTTACCTCTATTCATACTCTGATTACCAAAGTCAAATTTACCGCCAGGTGTGTTCATTAAGTGAAGAGCCTTTTTACCGTCAGGTAATGCCGTAATTGTGTAAGTTAAATCTCCTGCAATAATTCTTCTTTGGATATTAATCTCTTGCATTCTTAATAACATGTCAAATGCTGGCATCATAAAATATGACCCCGACGCACCCATTTGAGCAAAACCACCAGGTCCCCCCATTCCCCCGCCACCTAAACCACCAAAGGTCCAAGGGTCGAATAACAATCCATTTAATTCTGAGGGGGTAAACCACAACACTTCGTTAATCTCTCGATTTGCGGGGATTTCATAAATCTGTTGGTTAGGCACTAATTGTACATAATCTTTTTTAAGAACCCAATCACCACCAGCCTGCAGACCAACAATTTTAGAATACGCATATGTATACCTCGTTTCAAAGTCTAATGTCTTTGTAATGAAGGCTCTTGATAAAGATTGTGTATCTAAGTTTAATCCCCATAGATTTGACCACTGAGATTCGATTAACCAATTTTGTACGTATTGAGAGTAGTCATCAATAGCAAACTCTAATAACGTATCCATTTGTTCATCCACTAATTCGACAGAACGTAGAGGCGCCCCAAGTAAATGTCTTACTTTATTAAATAATGGGGTTCTTTCATTTTCAGGTATTATTGCCATGTGTTTCGTTTATATATAAATATCAATTTAGGTCGTAAATTAAATCGGATTCGGGGAAAACATATTGACCTCCGATTATCTTAGTATTTTTATTACTAAAAACTAATACATCTTTATTATTTTTTGTGAAAATTAACCAATCGGTTGAATATTTTTTAACGTTAGCGGAACCTGACACATGAATTTCCCCGTCAATATTTTTAATATAGGTGAATGGTTTAACTTGACTAGTTAACTTAACACCGTCAACAATAATTTCACAGTCAATACCCCCAATCATATCTTCCTTACTCCCTAATTTACCAACAGGAATTACATTTTCATCACCAAATTTTTTCTTAAGGATTCTAACGGTCTCATCTTCTCTTTTTTGACCCCACGTATTTGTTTGTGTCAAAATTTTCATTAAGTTTTGAAATGTTGCCGACTCTTGATTGAATACTCTAAATTTATATTCGTCTAATATTTTAACAAATTTTTTAACCTCACTGATTTGTTCGAAAGGTTTTAATCCAATCATTTTAATCTCAGGTTTTCCTTGAGATTTAAGTACTCGATTAATATCATTTAATAGAACACAAAAACAACTATAATTAGTGTTTAATTTATTAATTACAGAACGACCTTCACCTTCTAAATTATAAACCCCTGACATTTCACCATCAGCAAATTGATTGTTTTCGTAAAAATTTTCAGGAAAAACTTCCCTCATAATTTTATTAATACTCATTTTAAAGATTTCTTTAACCCTTGGGTTAATATTGAACACAAATCTAATCGCCTCATTTACATCTCGACTACATCTCTCGGATTTACCTTCAGAAATTATGGTTCGTAATGTGGCACTTTCATTTATTTTAGATTCAATCTTTAAATTATACAGTTTATTTACAAAATCCCAATTAACACACTTCCAAAAGTTTTTAATATAGTCATCTTTTTTATTTCGGTATTTCAAATAGTATGCGTGTTCCCATAAGTCTAACCCAAGTATGGGGTAACCACCATCTTCAATAGTGTTCATTAAAGGATTGTCTTGGTTCTCGGTTGAAACAATTTTTAATTTATTAGATTTTGTTAAAACTAACCAAACCCATCCAGACCCAAATCGTTCTTTCGCAACCTCTTCAAATTTAATCTTAAAAGTGTTGTAACTTTTGAAATCTTTATTAATTTGAGTTAACACATCCCCGTTAGGTTTTTGTGTTTTTGGTGTTAACATTTTCCAAAATAATGCGTGGTTAAATGCTCCACCAGCATTATTTCTAATATTTTTATCAAATCTACTAATTGATTTTATGATTTCTTCTAACTCTAAATCCCCATATTTCTTTTTACTTAGTGCGGAATTTAACTTATCAACATAACCTTTATAATGTTTATTATAATGGTAGTCCATTGTTTCGGCGTCAATAAATTGTTTTAGGGATGAGTAGGCATATGGTAATCGTTCGATACCAATTCTTTTCATTTCGTTTAAGAAAAGTTTTTGATTCTCATTTTTTTCAACCGTTTTAATTTTTTCGGTTATGAGGTCAATTTTTTTTTCAATGTTTTTCATAAGGCTTATTTTATTATTATAAATAAGCGGAAGTTTCAAATTATCTGCGATTGTTTATTCTATTCATCACTTCTTCAATAAAGTCGGCCTTATCTAAATTGTCCCCCATAACGGTTTCAAATATATTTTTCTTCTTTATTAAGATGTCATAAATTGCCCCCTCAATAGTGTTTTCAAATATTGGGTAATAAACCGACACATTAGATTTTTGACCGTATCTGTATGCTCTATCTTCCGCTTGTGAGTGGTCTGAGGGAACAAAAGATAAATCATTCATAATTACGGCCTCAGCGGCGGTTAGGGTTAACCCAACGCCTGCGGCTTTTAAGTTACCAACAAAAACCGTAATCTTTTCATTATCCTGAAATTGGTCAACGGCGTGTTGTCTCATAGGTTTAGAGGTTGACCCATCTAATCTAACCGCTTGTTTACCAAAATGGTCAGCAATTTTATTTAATGTATTTGTGAAATTAGTGAAGATAATAACCTTTTTTCCTTGGTCAATTATATTCTGTACTAATTCAATCGTATCGTTAATTTTTTCTTCTGCAATGACTTGTCTAACTTTCATTAACTTGCTAAATTGTACCGTTAAAGATGAAGATTCGTCTGTTTTATTTTCATACCAATCATAGTACTCCCCCATTAAACCTTCATATAATTTAGATTTAAGTCTTAGATAAACTGGTGATATTATTTTGTCAGGTAAATCAAGCACCTCAGTTTTTAAACGTCGTAATACTTGTCTTGAGGTTCGGTCTCTTAATTCCTCTAAGTTAGATGCCCCTGTAACATTCCAAAC